AGAGTAACATGCACAATCTCCAGAAACGGTGATTTGGCATACAGAACATACTTACAAGTTACTTTACCAGAAATCAACCAATCCATGAAAACCTCAGGATCTGATGGTGTTTATGCACGTTGGTTAGATTACATTGGCGAACAATTAATCGCCCAAGTTGAAGTTGAAATTGGTGGTCAACGCATTGATCGTCAATACGGTGACTGGATGCACATCTGGAACCAATTCACTCTATCATCCGAACAACAACGTGGATACTTCAAGATGATTGGTAACACCACCCAATTGACATACATCACTGATCCAGCCTTCGCAGCTGTTTCAGGACCATGTGCCTCATCTGGTGGACCATCCCAAGTCTGTGCACCAAGAAACGCACTTCCAGAAACCACTCTTTACATTCCTTTGTTATTCTGGTTCTGCCGTAACCCAGGTCTTGCTCTTCCATTGATTGCCCTTCAATACCATGAAGTTAAAATCAACTTAGATATTCGCCCAATTGGTGAATGTTTATGGGCTGTCACTACACTAGGATCATCATCCGGATCAACTGTCTCTGTCTCATCCGCATACCAACAATCATTAGTTGCTGCCTCCTTATACGTTGACTATATCTTCCTTGATACTGATGAACGCAGAAAGATGGCACAAAACCCTCATGAATACTTGATCGAACAACTTCAATTCACTGGTGATGAATCAGTCGGATCATCATCCAACAAAATCAAATTAAACTTCAACCATCCATGTAAAGAATTAGTCTGGGTCGTCCAACCTGATGCCAACGTTGATTACTGCTCTTCCCTTGAAGGTGGATCAGTCTTATACAGAACATTAGGTGCCCAACCATTCAACTACACTGATGCCATTGATGCTTTACCAAATGCCATCCATGCTTTTGGCGGTCCTGCTGAAACATCTGGTGTTAACGCATTCATCAACGCCTCTGGTCTATTCCAAATGCCAGGTGCCACTGATGCTTCCGCATTCAGTTCTGCCGATTGGGCCAGTGGAACCCAAAACGCTGTTCCATTCACCGCTGATGGTGGAGCAGTTACTGGTTCATCCCTATCTGATGCTGGTACATTCGTATTAGCTGAAACCGCTCTTGACATGCATTGTTGGGGCGAAAACCCAGTTGTAACTGCCAAATTACAACTTAACGGCCAAGATCGTTTCTCTGAACGTGAAGGATCATACTTTGATGTCGTCCAACCATTCCAACACCACACCCGTGCCCCAGATACTGGTATCAACGTTTACTCGTTTGCTCTTCGCCCAGAAGAACACCAACCATCTGGCTCATGCAACTTCTCCAGAATTGATAACGCTGTTTTACAACTTGTTTTATCATCGGGTGCTGTTGCCGGAACTGCCACTGCTAAAGTCAGAGTCTACGCCGTCAATTATAATGTGCTAAGAGTGATGAGCGGCATGGCGGGAATAGCTTATAGTAATTAAATCTGACCTACATTTTCTGACCTACAATTTATAAAAAATCATTGATTTGTATAATTCATATACATATCAATTTAAGTGTTAGAACCAGATGCTTTTGATCTATATGAAGCAATTTCGTTTGCCCGAATCTTTTTATATTCATCTTCTCCGTATTTTTCTTTAATTTTGTCACGCTGTCGTTGTTTGTAAATTCTATTTGCTTCCCTGATTTCTTCTAATGATTTTTTTGGTTTATTTCTTGGAATAATATTATTAATTAATTCACTTTTGACAGTTTCTTCATTTTTGATAGTTTCTTCAATAATTAATCTATCTTTATTTTTTTCGTATATTGATAATAATTTATTTATCAATTTATCATAATTCCATGTATATTTCATATAATTACATTCACCGCAACACGCATTTATATTATCCAAGACATATCCTTTATTATTATCCATTCTATCTATGCCATTTGTATTGTTTTCATCACTTTGTTTACCACATAAAAAACAGTCATATTGAATAATATTATCGTAATCTTCTTTTGTAATTGAAAAATCTAATTGTTTTTCTAACGCTCGAGATTTATATCTATGATATGGCGAACCTTTATGATTTGGGAAACAATCTGGATAAAGATTTCCATTTATTTTGTTTTGATTTGTCAATATATGTTCTGCCCGTTTGATAAAAACATCAACGCTTAATGAACCCTTCATGTAATTACACATTTTACAACAAGCAGCACAATTTTCTAATATATAACCAACCGAAGAACTTTTCCGGTCCCAGATACTAAAGGAGGAAAAAAATACAAAAAATCAAAGAAACAAAGAAAAAGTAAGAAATCCAACAAATCCAAATCCAAATCCAAAAAAAATAAAAATCAACGCAAGTAAAAAATAAGTAACCAAAACAGTTACTTATTTTTCATTATACAAAATTACATTATCATTTTACAATCCAAATAATCATAACCACCATAATCCCCGATTTCCGATTCCATCGTATACACCGTTTCCTCATCCATATTTTTGGTAATTTTTTCAATATATTTATTCAATTCCATTAATGCACCAACCCTATCAAAACTATTCATAATATTTTCTACTTGTATATCAATTTCCCGACCGTTATCAAAATGTCCGGACAAATTACATGCTAATTTCATCAATAATAAATTTTTATTCATATATGTAAACAATGATTCATTTTTTTTCATATAATAAATCATAAAGAAGAATGCGTTTCCGAGAACCTTCGCATCATTCACTGTAAATCGTTTATGATGTTTATCATTTTTTTTAATTCCAGATAACAAAGTAAATACGTCATCACTATTTGTTACGCCGTATTTTTCACAAAAGGTGACTAATTCTTCTTTTGATGATTCTTCTTCGCATTTACATAAAACTAAATGTAAATAACGGGTAAATGTAGTTGAACGAATACTATTGGCACTATCAATCAATACATTTGAGGATACGGTTTGGATTTCCATGTTGAGCGAGTAAGGTCGGACGATATATAATAGAAGTAGTGGTTTGTTTGAATATTGTTTCTATTGTAAATAATTAAGTAATTCAATTTTACAAGAAAAATAATATATTCTTATAAAATTGATTTTAAAACCTACTTATAATATAATAATATACAATGGAATATTCACATATATCAAAAGAATTAACTGAAAAATTATCCAAAACCGAAAAAAAAAACAATGGTATTTATTTTACTCCTCCATCATGTGTCATTCATAATTTAAAATTATTAGAACCATTTATGCCAAGTGTAAAAAATGTACTTGAACCATCATGTGGTTCAGGAGAATATATTACAGCGTTGAATCAAATGTTTCCACATCTAAATATCACTGGAATTGAATACAATGAAACTATTTACAAATCAATTTTAACGCTAATGAATGATAAAATAACGATTCATCATGCGGATTATTTAACATTTACGCCCACCACAAATTATGACCTTATTATTGGAAACCCTCCTTATTATGTAATGCGTAAAGAATCGGTGAATAAAGAATATCATCCATATTTTGACGGAAGACCAAATATATTCATCTTATTTATAATGAAATCATTAAAAATATTAAACGACGGTGGCATATTAAGTTTTGTATTACCAAAGAACTTTTTAAATTGTCTTTATTATGATAAAACCCGAAAATTCATAGTAAAACATTTCCAAATAATAAACATTATTGATTGTAAAGACGATAAATATATTGAAACCGAACAAGAAACGATTATATTAATATTACAAAAAACAACAAGTATATCAAATCGTAAATTTATTCTAGAAAATAATAATTATACCATATTTACGAATGAAGAAAACAACGTACTTATTACCAATTTATATAAAAATTCAAAATCATTATGGGATTTGGGATTCAACGTGAGTGTTGGAAATGTCGTATGGAACCAATGTAAAGATATTTTAACTGACGATGCTACAAAAACGAGATTAATATATAGTTCAGATATTGTGAATAATAAAGTAATTATCAAAAAATATGATAATGAAGAAAAGAAGAATTATATAAATAAACCAGGCATTACACGACCGATGATTGTTATTAATAGAGGCTATGGAGTAGGAGAATATAAATTTAATTATTGTTTAATAGACAATATGCCTGAATTTCTCATAGAAAATCATTTAATATGTATTGAATATAAGGACGATATTC